TTTTATAGTGGATTAGATGAGAAGTTAGATACTCTTGCTGAAACAGTTATGGGTATTCATGGTCAGCTTACTCTTTCTTTTAGTGCTTCTGCTATGTCTAATCCTTTAGCTTATATGCAAAATCTTTATACTCAGGTTACTAAGGAAAGAGATATGTATGAAGAAGGATGGATTCAAAATCAGATAGATGAAGTAGCACAACTTATAGCACATACTATTTATAGATTAAAGTTTGTTACTACTGCACCTGGTCAATAATATTAAAGGATTACATGAGTAAAGTAAGTTCAGTAAGAAATAAAGATGGTCATTGGGTCAATACTGAAGTGTTTAGAGAAGAAGCTAAACACTTTGAAAAGTATGGTTATTATTGTCCTGACCCTTGGGGTTCTCCATCATGGCAAATGTATTGGGAAGAACAGATGAATAGGTGTATTCGTGGTTATGAAGTAGGAGGAGCTAAAGTAACTGGTGACCATTATTTTTATATGAACTTCTGTCCTATAATGAGAGTTGAGAAAGGAGCAGGAGGTAGAAAGGCAAAGAAGTTAGCAGGGTTTCCTGACTTTTGGGATGGTGATTATAACTTTGAATGGATAACTGAAATAGCTTATAATGGTATAGATAGAAAGGATTTAAATAAGTTACACTTAGAGGTTAGAATAGAAGATGAATTTCTTGATGGTGGTAGACATGTTATTGTAGGTAAATCTCGAAGAAAAGGTTACTCATTTAAGAATGCAGCTAAAGTTGCTAATATGTATAATACTGTTAGAAACTCTCTTTCTCTTATTGGTGCTTTTGAAAAAAAGTACCTTTACCCTGAAGGAACTATGGGTATGGTTACAGATTATATTAATTTTTTAAATGAGCATACAGGATGGAGAAAGAATAGAGATTACATTGATAAACAAGACCATAGAAAAGCATCATTTAAAGAAGTTATAAATGGTGTAGCTATTGAGAAAGGTTATCAGTCACAAGTTATTGCTGTAACATTTAAGGATAATCCAGATGCTGCCAGGGGTAAAGATGCTAAATATGTGTTGTTAGAAGAAGCAGGTAAGTTTCCTAATTTAAAGGATTCATATATGGCTACTGAACCTACACTAAAAGCAGGTAAGTTTATAACAGGACAGATTATTATATTTGGTACAGGTGGTGATATGGAAGGTGGTACAGTAGATTTTGCTGAAATGTTTTATGACCCAGCAACTTATAACTTAATGCCTTTTACAAATACATGGGATGAGAATGCAGAGAATACTAAGTGTGGTTTCTTCCATCCTATATATTGGAATATGGATGGTTTTTATGATAAGCAAGGTAATTCATTAAAGCAAGATGCAATAAATTATGAGTTAGCAGAAAGAGAAAAGATTTTAGTTAATTCTTCTAATGGTACAGGAGTTATTCAAAGGAGAGTACAGGAATATCCTATAAGACCAAGTGAAGCTTTCTTAACTGTATCTACTAATGACTTTCCAGTTACTGAACTTAGAAATAGATTAAACATTGTAGAGAGAGAAAAGTTACATGAGAAAAAAGGACAACCTGTATATTTAACTAAGGTAGAAGGTAAAGTTAAAGCTGCACCTGATTTAAGAAATGAGTTAGAACCAGTATGGCATTATAAACCTAAGATATTAAGTTTAAGTGGTAGTCCTGTTATATTTGAATATCCAATACCTAATGCACCTAAAGGTCTTTACAAGATAGGGTATGACCCTTATCAACAAGACCAAAGTGGAGGTACATCATTAGGTGCTGTATATGTTTATAAAGGTACTACTACTTTTTCTTATAGTAGAGATATGGTAGTAGCATCTTATGTAGGTAGGATGAAAACTGCTGATGATACTCATAGGATAGTAGAGTTATTAGCTGAACTTTATAATGCAGAGATAATGCATGAAAATATGATTAGAGATGTTAAGTCATATTTTGAAAAGAATAGAAAGTTACATCTCTTAGCTGCACAACCTGATGCTGTTATATCTAAGACTATCAAGAACTCTAAGGTAGCAAGGATATATGGTATTCACATGAATGACCAGTTAAAAGATGCAGGAGCTAAATATATAAAGCAATGGTTATTAAAAGAGAGAGATATAGATGAATTTGGAAATAAAGTCTTAAATTTGGATTTGATATCAGACCCAGGATTATTAGAAGAATTGATATTATTTAATAAGAAAGGAAACTTTGACCGAGTAATGGCATTTATGATGATAATGTTTCAATTAGAAGAAGAGGGAGAAAAGGTGTTTAGTGAAAGTTCTAATAAAAATAAATCTGCTGTTGCATTATTGGAATCTTATAAAAATTGGTTTAAAAAAGATTAACTATGATAACTAATTCTGATGGTAATTTTAGTGTTGCAATGCCCAAACATAGGGTAACAAGAGCACAAAAAAATGCTGATAATAAACATTGGTACAAGAATAACTTAGACTTTTTAGATAAGAGGTCATTTTCACAAGTTGGTTTTAATGGTTATGGATTAGATACTTTTGATACTAATGGTGTATCAGAGTATAAGAGGATGAAAGTGAATTATGACTTGTTTAATAATATCATAAATATTCGTGACTTTGAATATGTGACTAAACCATTTGGTGCACAAGCAGGTGAATTGCCTGCTAACTTTGTTAATAGAGATATTATATCTCCTAAGATAAAGATGCTACTTGGTATGGAAATGAAAAGACCATTTTCATGGAAAGTATTTGCTGTTAATGAAGAAGCTACTACAAGAAGAGAACAAGAAGAATTTGGTAGAATGAGAGATTATGTGGTTTCAGAAATAATGAAACCTATCAGGATGGAGATAGAGAAGAAAGCAATGGAAGAAGCTCAGGGTCAAGAACTTACACCTGAACAACAGCAACAGATACAACAACAAATAGAACAAGAGTTACAAGCACAAACTCCTGAAGAAGTTAAGAAGTATATGCTAAGGGAACATCAAGACCCAGCTGAAGCTTTAGCTCATCATCTATTGGAGTATTTGATACAGAAAGAAGATATACCTACTAAGTTTAATCAAGGATTTAAACATCTATGTATTTCTGCTAAAGAAGCATATTGGGTAGGAGTTCTTAATAATGAACCTGCAATGTCTGTTATTAATCCTCTTTACTTTGACTATGATAAGTCACCTGACTTAGAGTTTATTGAAGAAGGAGAATGGGCAGTATGTGTATATAGAATGTCACCATCAAGAGTAGTACAATTCTTTGGTGATGAGTTATCTACTGCAGAGATAGATAAAATTTATTCTTACTATACACAGAACATGAACCATGTTGTAGATGCTAACTTTACTTTTAATGTAAATAAAGAAGATGAGGGTTGGACTGTAAGAGTAGTACATGCTACATGGAAAGCTCTTAGAAAGATAGGATTTTTATCTTACATGGATGCTAATGGTGAAGTACAAGAAACATTAGTAGATGAAGGTTATACACTTAATAGAGAACAAGGAGATATATCTTGTAAATGGGAATGGATACCTGAAGTATATGAAGGTTACAAGATTGGTGTAGATATATATGTTTATCTTAGACCTGTACCTGGACAGTTTAAAGACATTAGTAATCTGTATAACTGTAAGTTACCTTACATTGGTGCAGTAATGGATACTACTAACTCTCTTCCTACATCATTTGTAGATAGAGTAAAAGCATTTCAGTATTATTATGATATTATCATGTATAGGATAGAACTATTAATGGCATCAGATAAAGGTAAAATTCTAATGATGAACATTGGTATGATACCTGAATCTGCTGGTATTGATGTAGAGAAATGGTTATACTTTGCTGAGTCTTCTAAGATTGGATTCTTAAATCCTAATGAAGAAGGTAATAAAGGAGATAACTCTATACCTAATGCTGTTAAAGAAATAGATATGTCATTAGCTTCTGATATTCAGAAGTATATTAGTTTAGCAGAATATATTGAAAGAAGAGCAGGAATATCTATTGGTATTCCACCTGAAGCTGAAGGTCAAATTGGTCCTAATGCTGCAGTTACAAATACTAAACAAACTATGGTTCAGAGTTCTCATATATTAGAACCAGTATTTGAATTACATAATCATGTTAAGAAAGCAGTATTAGAAAGGTTATTAGATACAGCTAAAGTATGTTATACAGAGAATCCTAATCTAAAGTTGAATTATATCTTAGATGACTTCTCTCGTAAAATGCTTACAGTAGATGCTGATTTGTTAGATAATTCTACCTATGGTATATTTGTATCTAACTCATCTAAAGCACATGAAGTTAAAGAACTTATATCTCAACTATCTCATGCTGCTATGCAATCACAAAAGATAGACTTAAGTGATGTAATTAAAGTGATAAGAGCTGAAGGAGTTCAGGAAGCTGAAGAAATGTTGATAGAATCTGAAAACAGAAAGAGAGAAGAGATGCAACAACAGCAAATGCAGCAGTTAGAGAAACAACAAGAAATGCAAAAAGAAGCTCTTGCTCATGAGAAAGAGATGAAGATGTTTGATAGAGAAACAGAAATGATGAAAGAAAAGATGAAAACTGATAGAGAGATACAAAGTCAAACTATTATGTCTTTAGGTTTCAATGAAGATAAAGATGTAGATAAAGATGGTAAGCTTGATATCTTAGAAGTTGCTAAGCAAGGAGTAGATGTAGATGTAAAACAAAGAAAGCAACAATTAGATGAAGATAAGTTTAGACATCAAAAAGAGATGGATAAAAAGAATGCTGAGATAGAAACTAAGAAACTAAACAATAAAAAGTAATTTAAAAACATTAATCAAATCCACTATATTTTTAAGATTAAAACTTAAAGATATTTAATTTTCAAACTTAAATTTGTGTTATTATGAGTACAGACAAAGAAAAAGAAGTAAGTTTAGCAGATTTTAATTGGGATAATGGTGATGAATTTTTTGGTACATCTTCTAATGAAGATACTCAACAAGTTGAAACATCAACAAAACCAAACAAGTTAAATGAAGTAACAGAAGAAGATGAGCCATCTAAGTTAAATAACAAGGATGATGAATCTAAAGAAGAAGTAGATGAGTTTTTTGATGAAGGAGAAAATGACTTTAAATCTATATCATCTCAATGGTCAAGTATTTATAAAGAACTTAAAAGCAGAGGGATTATAAGTATAGATGTAGAAGATGAGTCAAATATAGATGCTGATAGGTTTATTGAATTACAAGAAGAAGAAATAGAAGCAAGATTAGATGAAACTATTCAAGCTTTTATGGAAGAGTTAGATGAAGATGGTAAAGCTTTCTTAAAGTTTAAAAAAGAAGGTGGAAACACTAAAGACTTCTTCAAAATATATTCTGAAATAAGTGAAGTACCTACTCCTGAATACAATGATGAAAAGTCACAGGAAAAGTTCTTAAGATATTATTATAGTAACTATGAGGACTTAGATGATGATGATATTGATGATAAGATTGATTGGTTAAAGGAATCAGGTAAGCTTTCAAAATATGCTCAGAAATTACATGAGCAAATAGAGGAAGACAATGAGAAAACAAAACATGAAACTGTTGAAAAACAAAAAAGATTAGCTATTCAACAAGAAGAACAAAGGAAGCAATTAGTTAAGGATTTAAAACAAACTATTGATTCTTCTGCTGAAATTAAAAGTTGGTCAATAACACAAAAGGATAAAAAGGAATTACATGGGTATATGACTAAACCTGCTGTTAAAGTAGGAAACAATCAATTCCTTACACAATTCCAAAATGATTTACAAAATGCATTTAAGGATAAGAGTAAAATGATTTTGTTGGCTAAAATATTATCTTCTGATTTTGATGTAACAGACATTAAAGAGAAAGCAAAAACAGAAGTAATTAAAGAAACAAGACAAAAAATCAATAATCAAAAACTTAATCCAATAACAAGCACAAAAGGTTCTCGCAATAAAGGGTTAGCAGATTTCTTTTAGTTTAACAAAAAATTTTTAAAATGGCACAATTAAATAATAAGTTAATAACCAAGCAAATGCCTTGGCATGCTAACATGACAGACCTCAATCACTTGGGTGCTGCTCTCATTGCAAAGCCACATGTATTTGAATCAGTAATGACTAAGCTGTTTACAGCTACACGTTATTCTGATAATCCAATGACTTACATTCTATCTTCTACTGCAAAGGAAGAAGAGATTACTTCTAATGAATGGGAATGGGGTCTAAGAACAGGTTCAACAAGACCTCTTGTTGTAATCGAGAATGTAGAACTTGCAGCTAATACTACTCCTGGTAAGTTGAAGCAAACATTCAAAATCAAACTTGATGAAAACTGGTTTGTACCAGGTGATATTATTCACCCAGGTACTACTAATAAGAAGTATCAGGTTCGTATTCAAGAAGAGCCTTACAGACATGGTAAAGGTTGGGTTTACACAGTAAGATTGATGTCAGACAATGGTGCTGATTTCCTTCCTGTTTCTTACCTATCTCCTGGTACTCAATGGGCAAAACTATTCTCTCAATATGAGGAAGCAGGAGAACAGAGTGGTTCAACTCAGTACTCTCTTCCTATCACATTGAGAAATAGACTTTCTCGTTTTAGAAAGAAATACCAAATTACAGGTGATGCTCACAACCAAGTTCTTGCAGTTAAAGTGCCAGACCCTAATGGTAAAATGCATGACACTTGGATTAAATATGCTGAGGTTGAATATTGGATGCAATGGTACAAAGAACTAGAGCGTGGTTATTGGTATTCTCGTAGTACAGATTCTGTACTTGGTGCCAATGGTAGACCTATCTATTCTGGCCCTGGTATCCAAGAACAACTTGAGGATTCTCACATTCATCGTTATACTCATCTTACTGCTACTCTTATTGAAGAGTACTTGATGGACATTTTCTACTCTCGTGTTAAGCCTGGTGGACAACGTAAAATCAAAGCATTTACAGGTGAATATGGTATGATTATCTTCCATCGTGCAATCCAAGATTGGATGGAGAAAAAAGGTTTCATTCAAGTTGTTGACCAATTGTTCATTGACAAAACTACATCTCCTTACAATGACCAAGCTCTTGCAGCAGGTTATCAGTTTGTGAAATATAGAATGGCCAATGGTGCTGAGCTTGAGCTTATCCATAACCCATTGTATGATGACCGTGAAATCAACTTTGAGATTGACCCAGTTACAGGTTATCCTACTGAATCAATGAGATTTACTTTCCTTGATTTCTCAGGAGAAAAAGGAGAATCTAATGTTAAGCGTATTAAGAAAAAAGGTGGTATGTCATTGATTTATACTGCTGGTCTTATTACTCCTTATGGTCCAGTTAATAACAAACTTGCTTCTCACTCTGGTGATTACTATGAGATGCACGTTAAAGACCAATGTGGTATCCACATGGAAGATGTTTCTCGTTGTGGTGAACTTATACTTGCTCGTAATTAATACTTTGTTTTCATGGGGAAAGAGAAATCTTTCCCCATATTTAAATTTTATTTCAGAATAGAAAAAAGAAGAAAGAAATTATGTCAGAAAGAAATCCAAATTTTGTAGAATTAAGACCAATAGAAATATCTAAATGGCATGGTAAAACTGGTAAAGATGATTTTAGTCAAGACCAATCTTCACAGATACTTTATGATGCACAAACAGGTAAATATGCTACTGGTTTAACAACAGAAGAAGCAGCCAAGTATGGTGCATTAATGGGATTAGATTTAAGTGATACTTTTAACCCTAATAAGCCACATGAGTTTTGGGCAACTAAAGTAGCACAATTAAAGTTTCCTAACAGAACTTTAGTACTTGATATTTCTAAACCATTAGATTACATTAAAGTTAAAAACTACAAAGCTTCACCTTATGTAGCTAATACAGAAAAAGAATATCAAGAAGGTAGATGGCCTTTAGCAACACATATTCTTTATGATGAAGGAGAACACATTGAGATTGAAGCTCACAGATTGAATAAAAAGAAAGAAGCTTATAAGGTATTAGATAAGCTCACTAAAGAACAAAAGGTATCATTAGTACAAATCATTCTTGATATTTCAGTAAGAAAACAATCTAATGAATTTATTGAAGTTAAGATTGCTGAGATTATTGAAGGAGAATATATAAATGAGTTTTTGAAATATTCTAAAATGGATAAGAACCAGTTATATATTAAAGGTATGGTAGTTGAAGCATTGTATAAAAATATCTTAACTAAAGAAGGTGCAGGTATTTATTATATGGGTGATATACTTGGGCACAGTATTGAAGATGTTACAGATTACTTTGCTAATCCACAGAATCAAGAGATTAAAGCAAGAATCCTTGAGAAATTAAATTAAAAATTCTAACTTGCTATATACAACATGGATATTAGAGCAATGCATTATGATTTAAAAGTCAAGCTTAATAAAGTAGACTCTCAACAATTCAAGAACTTAAAGGTTCCTGAAATTGATTGGCTACTTAATGAAGCTCAAGAAGTTTTCATCAAAAACATTGCTGAACCAAGACAAAAAAATGGATTTGGTTTTGAAGTGAATCAGAGGAGTATAGATGACATTAGAACTATTGTTGTAAATAATCTAACTCCTCTTCCTGTTGTAGTTTTTGATAGTATATCCTATAAGGTAACATTACCTACAAATTATTTATTCTTTGTATCAGGATATGCTTGTATTTCTAAAGGAGAGTGTACAAATGTGAGAGCAAGGCTCTATTTAAAACAACATGATGACCTTCATGAAGAAAGTCCTTTTGACAGAAGTTCCTTTGAATGGCAAGAAGTAAACTTCAGATTCTTTGAAAATGGACTTAGGGTCTTTACAGATGCAACCTTTATTGTTAGTTCGATATGTGAATTTAATTACATTAAGAAACCTGCATACATGCAAAATTCTCAAGATTATGTTGGAGGAACTTACAAATTACCTGATGGTACTATACTAACAGGTTTTACTAATTGTGAGTTATCAGAACATACCCATAGAGAAATTGTAGACTTAGCAGTTTTAATTGCTACTGGTCAAATGCAGATTCCTGACTATGAAATTAAACAAGCAAAAATTAGTCTTTTAAACAATTAAATTAATTTAAAATGAGTGCAAATAATCCAGTTTTTCAAGTACTTGTACCTACTGGTGACCAAGTTGTCTTACCTGCAGGTTCTCCTGTAACTGCATTAGCTGTTGGTCAAATTGGTGTATTCTCTGCTACTACAAATCTATCTCAAGATGCTACTACTATTGTAAATGAAAGAGCAATATTTTTGGCAGTAGGTGTAGATACAGCAGGTGGTACTACCTTAGATGATGTAGCTACATCAGCAGGTCAAAACATTCCAAGAAATGATGTTGATGCTTATAGCTTCAGATGTTATAATCCTGAACAACCTAACATTATTGATATTACTGACTTTACTAATGTTGAATGTGAAACTACATATTCATTTAAAGTAGAGTTTAGAGCTAACTCTCAGGCATATCAAATGTATGGTTTCAATCAGTTCTCTAAGATATTCTCTGTAACAACTCCTTGTTGTGGTCCTGGTTGTGATTGCCCAAGTGGTGATTGCAATAAACTAGCAGAACTTCTTGTTAATGCAGTTAATGCTGACACAGATAAAATTATCTTTGCTGAATACATTGACTACACTACAACTCCAGGTTCTCCTGTTGTAATAGCTCCTAGTGCTGTTGCTGCATGGATAGCAGACCCTGCTAATGCAGGTAAATGCTTAGGTGTTCGTGTTACAAGTATTCCTTCTAAGGTTTATGCTTATTGTAACATTCCTTTGAGATACTACAAGAATGTACAATTCCTTATGATTGTATCTTTACTTGATGAACTTAGCTGTGAAGCTAAATCTACTATCTTCCAAATTCCTTCATTTGGTGAAGGTCAAGGTAAAGATATTGGATGGTTGGAATATGAAGCAGGTGGATACAATGGTAAACCTGGTCCTTACAGAGTAGGTGAATTGGCAGGTACTGCTATTGGTAACTTCCAAAGATTCTCTACTAATGCAGGTAAATACAATCAGTTGAACTTGCACTATTCTCCTCAAATTGTAGGTGGATGGGATGAATACAAGAACAAAATAAATACTATTGTAGCTGCTGAATGTACTCCTGACCCTGTAGGTCCAGTTCCAGCAAATCAAACATTTGCTACATTGCTTCCTGTACTTGATGCTTTCTTTGTAACACAAGGATTTAAACCATTAGTAGATGCTCTTGATAATTGTGACTGTTCTACAGTTCAATGTTGCTGATGTACCTTCAGCATCTAAACCTACTGTAAAGACAAATCAACAACTTGATGGTAAACCTGTTTATCAATCATTTTATACTTTTAGTCTTACAGCTACAAGTCCTTATGTTATTACTTCAACTGTTGACACTTTAATAGGTGCTCAACTAATTGCTACTGTTGCTGGTAACCAATATTCACTTAATGGTGGAACTACTGCATTTGCAAATTGTGATGCTTCAATATATGTACTTCCATCAGGTAATATAGAAATAGACTGGACTACTACTCATGCTATTGGTGATACTCTTGAAGTTTACATTACTTACACTCTTCAATAATGTTATATTTATCTAAAACTGAAGATTGTCAATTTATAGAAGTGAAGTCAGATACTATATCTGACTTCATTTTAGACCCTACTAACTATACATCATTTACAATTACAGCTAAAATAAATTGTTGTAATGATGGAGAAATAACTCATACTTTAGAAGGTCTTGAAATTGGCGACAATGTTTTCACTTTACAATTTCCTATTAATGGTGCTGTATTCTTAGACCAATTTGTATTTGAAAACATTTATACTCACCAACAATTTTATTTACCAATTGGAGGTGATGCTATTAACTATATGTGTAGCACAGGAGATATAACTAATTTGTTTACAATAGTAGATGCTTGGTTTACTACTAACTTTGGT